TTATCAAGGATATTACAATCCTTCCGATACAGGAAACGCACCGCAGAGTTTTTCGCTTTTTGAGCTGCCCATGTATTCGATCCAGTATGGGCAATGGAATCATGTCGTTGAATCATTCGGCAATGGCAGGCACAGGATTTATCTGAACGGCGTTAAAACCTATGATGCCCCGTACACCAATGCCGGATGGCAAGGGATTGTGTTGGGAGCGTATAATCATAATGGCGACAACGCAAGCAACGCAAGAATTGACGAGATTGGTATCTGGAACCGCGCACTTTGTGATCAAGAGGCAAGCTGCCTTTTCTATAACGGCCTAGGTCATTTCTTTCCATTTCCCGAAAGCGTAGAGATTTCCATAACCAATCTCTCCTATACCTATTCCGGCTCGCCATGTCCTGTGGGCGTTACGATTACGCCAGATTGGATTCCATATTCGGTGACATACAACGGATCTACCGATGTTCCAGTCAACGCAGGGACATATGCGGTTAATGTCCAGTCTACAGATACTTGCTTCCCTGCATCAGCAAGCGCGACCTTAGTTATCAACAAAGCACCCGCCACAATTACCATCAATGCTACGGATCATTATTTCAGCGGATGCCAGTATGCTGCTACGGCCAGTTCAGATCAACCTAATGCACAGATCCAGATTACCTATACCAGCTTAACTAAAAACAACGCTGAAACGACAACCGCGCCGACATTGATAGACAGGTACAGGGTTGTTGCAACTGCTTTGAATCCTTATTGCGGAACTGCTGTTGCATGGATGTCTATCTTTCCAGCCAGCTCTAGGGGAAGCGTATTGAAGATTGCCGATGGGCAATGGAGGTACTGCAATTACGGGTTAGTGTTTACTGCGGGGACTGCCGATGATCTGTATCAGCAGGTTTATGAGTATCGGTTGGCTCATGGATTGAATGTATGCACAACGGTTTCCGATGTGGACGCATTCGTTGCTACGCTTGAGGGACAGCTTCAGGGCAAGGGCTATCTGCAAAGCCTTCCTGATTGTTGCCATGATTGTTGACATGGCTAATAAAACCAGATAATAGTATCGGCATTATGGCATTCACCGCTGGCAATCTTTACACAAACTCACAAGGCAATCTCTACGGGACTGACAAGGGATCTGCTGTGACCAATAAGCAAGCTGTTGCCGAGCCGACAATGACTTGGCTCTGCACCAAAGTCAGCAAGGTGTTCGCTGTATTCAAGAGCAAAAGCGGTAGCCCTAATGGGACAGTTCATCGTCTGCGTATTTACCGCGATCAGCTTGGTCATTTTGTGTTCCCTAGCGGACGCTTTGACGGCGCACCCATCTTTCGTGCTTAATCGGCTACGAGTCTGTAGACTATAGCCAAAAGCAGGAACAGATTTATTAGGCTACAGGCTAAAATTATTTTGATGTCGCGCTTCATTTCTTTTTGGTCTTTGGGATGTCACGGCTGAATGCGCGGCCATAAATTGTCTTGAGCCGGATATTTTCAGGCAATTCCTGAACAAAGACACGCAATCGCATGGCATATTCAGGAGTCATTAGCTTGATCAGGTGGCTAAACTCCTCTCCGGCAGCGGCCAGCTTGGTAGCCTCGACATAACTATGTGTTTGCAACTGGTCGTGCTGTGCGTACATGATGGGTGATCTTATCAGATCAATTAACAATAACAACGAATGAATGAGAACGGATATCGGATAGAGCCACCAGCATCGCAGAGGATTTACTACAAACACGCTCTGAAGATCAGGGCGGAGGCAGACCGCGACGAGGAGATGGGCATCCTGTATGCCGCGCAATATATCCTGCTGAACACGATTACGAATCCTGTCCAGATTGACGAGATCGACAAGCCAATGGCTGAAAACGTAGTCCGGCAATATGTGCAACACTTGTTGGATTGGAATCACTTTGAGGCAGGCGCGACGATCCTTTGGGGGCCGGATGTCTATGATTGGAGGCCAGCATCGGGCAGGTCGGTCTGGAGATGTCTCTTTGAGCATGACCAGCTTCTTGTCCAAGGTGCAGGTGCTATGTCCAAGTCATTCTCTGGTGCGGCATGGTTCTACATGGATTGGTGGCGCGACCCTGCTTATACCTGCATCAAGGTCATCTCGCTGACGAAGGAACATGCCGAAAGAAATATCTTTGCCAACATCAAGACATTCCATCGGACGGCACTTGTGCGGCCATTGTCGGATCAGGAAGAGAAGGCGACGAGCATTCAGGTCAACAGCGACAGCAAGAACGGCATCCAGCTAGTTGCTATCCCTCGCGGCGAGTCTGGTCATGGAACGCTCCGAGGCTATCACCCAACACCTAGATTTGGTGCAGAGCATCACCTCTGGGGACGCTTGAGCAGAACCCATGTCGTGCTGGACGAGGCCGAAGAGATCCCTGCCGGAGTCTGGGAAGGCATCAACAACATCATGTCTACAAGCGATAAGAACAAATATCGCGGTCACATCAAGATATTCGGCGCGTCCAATCCTAAAGACAGGACTAGTAGCTTTGGTCAGCGGTGTGAGCCGAAGGCCGGATGGGGAAGCGTGGACTGCGAGGATGACCATGAATGGGAATCCAAAGAAGGCTACCATGTGCTACGTCTTGATGCGGCGAAGTGCGAGAATGTGATTGAGAAGCGGATCGTCTACTCCGGCTTGCAGACCTACGAAGGATTTATGCGGTACATGGGAATGGGCCGAACAGCGGAAGCCATGACGATGGCTCGCGGGTGGTTCCCAGAGGAAGGGCAGGCGATGGGAATCATTACTCCGGCCATGATGGACAACAGCATCGGTAACGTGCGTTTTATCGGGCCTGTCGTGCCGCTGGCGGCGTTTGACTTGGCTCTTGAGGGTAATGACCAAGTAATGTGTTCCTATGGCCGTTTTGGGCTTTCTGACGGGTGGACACCGCAGTCCGGCAAGTTCATCGAATTCCCGAATCCGAGGGTTGTATTGCAGCTTGATAGCCAGATCCCATTCCCAAAGAGGGCAACGCTGGAGCAGACGCAGGCGATCATCAAGTTTGCGAACCAGATGAAGATCGGGCCGAACTGGATCTGCGTGGATCGTACAGGCAACGGTGCAGGCATCCATGACAGCCTTTGTACCCTCTTTGGCAACGAAGTCATGGGCGTGAACTACTCATGGGCCGCAAGCGATCAGCATATTCTTGGCGATGACAGCCAGAAGGCTAACGAGCTTTACAACGGGGTCGTTACTGAATTGCTATTCGGGTTGGCGAAGTACCTAGAGTTTGAGTACCTGAAGATCAGCCCTAGCTTCCGCAACGAGGAGTTAATCCGGCAGGCCACAGCACGCAGGTATAAGCAGAAGGGCAAGGGATTGGTCAGGGTTGAGAGCAAGGGAGAGTATTGCAAGCGTACCCGCAGCAAGTCGCCGGACGCGCTGGATTCGTTGTCTCTGCTGGTGTATCTGATGCGCCTGCGTGGTGGCGCGGTGGCTACGATGAACGAGAAGAAGCCAGAGCCTCGCCAGCGGGTGAAGAGCTTGCAATCTATCGTTGACTCGCTGGACTTTGTTGATATGTCTGATTGAACAGATCCACAAGTGTGGAACCCTGTTACGATGTCGCTCGCGGGGTGGGGAAACCTTGTGGGCGGCATCAGCAATACCCTGTAGTGTAATGGTAGCACAACAGACTTTGACTCTGTTCGTCATGGTTCGAGTCCATGCGGGGTAGCCAATCTGTTAAAAAAATGCGGTCGTTTTATTAACAGAAAGCATTGTTGCCATCCTGCTACAGAATTGCCGATAATGTAGCGTATCGTTGACATTGTGCTGGTGTTGACGATCAGCGACATGGCCTTTTTGGAAGGACAGATTGTGATAAATGTGTCCTGTTCATAAGGACACGATGTTCATGCAATCGTGAACGCTGTAATTATCATGAACGATAAACTGGGCAAGTGTATCGTTCTGAACCACCTTACTATCTAGCGGTGGTATAAGTCATTTACCATCAGCATGTAGTAACTTTTGATAAGTATTCAACTGCGCTTTTGAGAATAGCGACTGAATCTTGAAGATGGCCGATTCCCCTATTGCAATTAGAACAAAGAAGACCCCTTACTCTTCCAGTAGAATGGCAATGATCTACAGCAAGTTTTCTTCCAGAAGAGCATGTATGTTTGCAAATTGCACATGCGCCATTTTGGGAGTTATGTAAATTATTGTAGTATTCAATACTGATTCCATATTTTCTTTTAAGATAAGAATCAGTAAATTTTGCTGTCTTTGCGTATGCTAGTTTTTTGGCTTTTACAATTGGGTTTTTGTATTGTTCAGATGCATACTTTTTTTTCTTTTGTTGATAAAGATGATATTTTTTAGGTGAAAGCCAATATTCGGTTCCATTGCTATGATAGAATGCAAAAATCTTTCCATCTTCCCTAACCTGTCCTTTTTTTAATTTTTTTTCCATTGTCAGATATTGTGTAGTGTTTTTCCGTTTACAATAAGAGATATTTTGAATTTTATGATGTTGACCTCCTGACGAAATTTTGTAAATTTTTCTTTCAAGAATGTTACCGATCACCGACTTTTTGCGGTGATTGACCAGATTATTCACCGCATTATACCCGATAGGGAACAATTTGCCCGTTTAGACACCAGATTATACCCGATATGGTGCAGTAACGCACATTTTTGTAACAGAATGTGCATTAAGAAGACAAATATGGAGCCGAAATGCGGTTTTATCGACATATCTGGCAAACGTGTATAGAAAACGGCGTTTTGTCGACATATCCGGCTAGTTGTGTAAAGGAAATGGCGTTTTGCTTTACATAAGCTGGTTTGTGTTAAGCCTGCTTCATACGAAGGCTAAAGAAAAC